CAGAGGTTCGGGCTAGTATTACCCCGAACCTCTGTTCCGTGTGCAACACGGTACACTTATCGTACACTTATCTTTGACACACTGGCATGCCAAAGCGCTCCCATGCCTCCGCGTTTGGTTCGCGCGGACTCCTATACCGCCGAGCCCGCGCCCGAATCCGCAACTTCGTTCGTCGCCGTGTGCGGCGTCGTCGTGCTTTTGCTCGAACTCGTTCATTCAATGGCCGAGCTGCTTGGGCTCGCCTCGTGAAGAATAACGAGATCAAGTTTCTTCGCGCCAACATTACTCAGAAATGGGCGCCGTACCAAAACTGTGCCAAGTCTGCGGCTACAATGGCTTCTTTCGTGCTGACGCCCGCCCCTGGCCAACCCGCTGGCGTTCCGCCTTGGTTCCGTCAGGACCTGGCTGTTGGCCCTGCTGTTCTTGCTGGTGATGGCAACCCTACAGTGTTGCAGATCCTCAAGCCCGGAGATGGTTTCATCGACGGTGCCACGTACATCCGTGGTGTCACTACCTTCAAGATCCGTGTCGAGCACTACGTGCCGCTCCCCAGCAATGTTGATGGCGCCGTTACGGAGTCCGTCAACGCTGGCAACATTCACCGCCTTCCGTGCGACTTCCGCGTTCTCGTCGTCCGTCGCGGCCTGAACAACGTGAAGAACGACGGCACTTACCATACCGCTGCTGAGACCTTGTTCTACAGGCCGGGCAGCGGCGAGTCAGGACAGACCACGATCCCTTCAACCTCGCAGTTTGTTGCTGGTTTTTACAAGTCTACTGACACGTCACAGATTTTTCCGCACGAGCTGCTCAAGCTCCCGGTTTACCGCAAGTTCTGGGACGTATGTTACGACAAGCGCTTTACGCTGTCTCCCATGGATAGCCAGCCCACGCATTTTCCGAATGCTGTGCCGTACCTCGCAGGTCCAGGAAGCAGCCGATATGCTTCTCGCAAGGACCTGAAGATTACCATCCCTCACTACAAGCAGTACAAGATATCGACGGCTGACGATGTCGCTGCTGACCGTGGTCAGTGGGCCGTTTACATCTTTTCCGTCCCGCATGGCGTCCCTGGGAATTCGCAAACTCAGCTTGAACATCCTTCCGGTCAAATCATCCCTGCCTTCAACTTCGATCGCTTCGGAGCGAACCCTTTCTGGCGCCTTAGGGGCCAGGTCGCCACGTCCTTCGTGGACACTTCGTAACCCTTGTTCAGTAGTAATGATTAAATTCATACTCATACACAAACAAGACACATTAGGAGGATGAGCAATTTCATCTCTGCCGAAAACTTTTGGCGCATGCGCGGTCAGAACCGGCGCAACCGGTGGACCGCTGCGCAAATCATGGCCCGTCCCGACACCGCCCAATGGGTCCGTCGCATCATGTTCCGACTTAGGTACAACCAAATCCATCGCATCTCAAACGCTGGTCGTGTGCGCAGGCTGTGGGCCAAGCGCGTTCTTCGTAATTGGGCGCGCTCCCGCAAACGCAAGGGCCCTACTCGGAAGCCTTTTGGTATTCTTCGGAAGCCTCCTCGTGGCCGCCCGATGAATTTTCGTTTCAATTATCGGGACAACGAGAACAATCCGTACAACGTGTTTGACTAGGGTTAGCTTTAGTAGGGATCAAATTTAGTTAGGGTTAGTTAGCATTAGTGCTCCTAGGGTTGAAAACCCGCGCTGGCGCAACCATTTGCGTCACTGTCAGGCGCCGCAGCAACTGATCAATCGATTCCTTCTCCGCCACTCCGGAGTACACTACCTCCGGCGGCATGGAGCTAGTGATCCGCACTTCTTCCGCGAGGAAAGGGCACGTCTCGCGGCACCGTCGCGGTACACGTTTCGGCCATTTATCGATGAGCTGGAGCAACTCGCCGTATTTGATCTCGCCTCGAAAGTCATTGATGATCACGATTTTCTGCCCTTCGTACCCGTCCCACCAACCCTTGTCGGCCGTCTCGTACACGAAGTGTGTTTCAGGGTCAAAGTCCTCAAAAACTTTGTGAGACTTGCCAACCCCGGTCGGTCCCCAGATCCAGATGCCCTTGGTCATCCACGTCCGCACTTTCGCACGCAGCGATAAGTCCATGTAGGAACGCATCGCCTTGTAATTGTGAGACATGTGAGCAAATTCTTCTTCCCAAAGTTCCTTCTCTGACGTACCGTCGTCAATCATTCGCTTCAGGGTAAGCAGGTCCGTCCGCTTGCCAGGGTTAGGATCATCATTGATCTCGCCCTGCTCGAATGGTAGCGTGAACTCCTTGCGCGACTCGTCCTTCTTGCAGTACGCTGCCGCTTCGCTCGGCTTGCCTTTGCGCTTCTCGCAGTGGCAGTTGGGGCAGTCCAGAGCCTTCTGGGCCGCAGAAATTGTCTTCGGCGACTTGAACTCTACGTATCCTTGCCAGTGCTCGCGCTGCGTGTCCGGACACACCTCGCGTTGGTACACAAGGTACGTGAACGTGTCGTCCCACGTGGGAGGATCATCTTGGAACGCCGTGAAACAGTACGCGCGCGCCTTAGTGTTCATACTCTGTGCAGATTGTATTGTTCCAGCGGGAACCTTCCGGGAACCTTCCCGCTTGCATTCCTGCGGCTTCCCGCCTAGGGTTAGCAGGCAGCTGATCAGAGGTTCGGGCTAGTATTACCCCGAACCTCTGTTCCGTGTGCAACACGGTACACTTATCGTACACTTATCTTTGACACACTGGCATGCCAAAGCGCTCCCATGCCTCCGCGTTTGGTTCGCGCGG